GAGATAATTTAATTATTTTTATATATTTACAAAAAAAATAAAACATATGGCAGATAAAAAAATATATAATCCAAGAACTGGTAAAAAGGAAATAGTAAAATCTACACAAATAAAAAAGGTAGTCACCAAAAAGGTAGCCAAGAAAAAGGTAGCACCAAAAAAGGTAGCACCCAAAAAGGTAGCCATAAAAAAAGATTATAAAAAAAATGATAGTAGCGTAATTAATATTCCAAATAAAGAACAAAAAGAAATTATAAAAAAAGAAGAGAAAGAAAAGAGGAGAATAGAATCTACATTAGCCAACAAATCAAAAGAGTTTAAGCAATTATGGTGTGCCAGTCCATTAAAATTACGTCATAAAATAGAAGAATATTTTAATAATGGAGGCAAGATTATAAAAGATAAAGATGGAGAGATAAAAGAAATAAGATATACGGTAACTGGACTTGCTCATTATTTAGGGTTTTCATCAAGGGCAAGTCTTGATAAGTTTGGAGAAAGACCTAACTTTAAAGATGTTATAGCAACAGGTAAATTGCGTATTGAGATGTATGTTGAAGAGAGGGTTATATATTCAAATAATCCAACAGGCCCTATATTCTGGTTAAAGAATTTCGGATGGACAGATAATTCAAAAACAGATTTAAATATAACTGTTAATCCATTGGAAAAACTAATAAGACAAGCTTCAGTCTCAACACTACCAAAAGAAATTAAATTAAAAAACATAGATATAGATGCAGAATAATTATAATACAGATAACTCAAACGAAGCAGAATTAAACTTATTCCATTTATGGCAAAACGATTGGTGTTTATTTGCAAAAGATGTTCTTCAGGTAAATTTAGACAAAGAACAAGAAAAAATTCTAAGAGAAATACAAATTAATCCAAGAGTAGCAATAGCAGCCGGTACTGCGAGGGGTAAGGATTTTTTATGTGCGGTAGCTGCTCTTTGTTTCCTTTGGTTAACTCCAAGATTTAATGAGAATGGTATATTAATAGAAAATACAAAGGTAGCATTAACTGCACCATCTGCGAGGCAGATAGAAAATATCATGTATCCAGAAGTAACCAGACTTTATAATAATGCTCTTCTTAAATATGGCAGATTAAAAGGTACTGACATACGTACTGATTATGACGAATGGTTTTTAACTGGATTTAAGGCAGATGACACAAAAACCGAAGTATGGTCTGGCTTCCATGCTGTCAATACCATGTTTATAGTTACAGAGGCTTCTGGAATATCAGAAATGACTTTTAATTCGATTGAGGGAAATTTACAGGGCAATTCTCGTATTGTTCTTGCTTTTAATCCAAATACGTCGATAGGATATGCTGCGAGAGCAATGACTTCTCCACGTTGGAAATCATTTAGGCTCGATGATTTAAATGCAACTAATGTAATACAGAAAAAAATAATAATTCCCGGACAGGTAGATTATGAATGGGTGAAAGATAAAGTTATATTATGGTGTGATAAGATACGGAAAGATGAATTTAATGAAGGTAGAGGGGATTTTGTTTGGGAAAAAGAGTATTATAAGCCAAAAGAGGGCTCTTTAGGTGATTTATTTAGAGTAAAAGTAAGGGGGATGTTTCCTGAAATTTCCGAAGATATTCTTATTCCGCCATTATGGATAGAGTTAGCAAAGGAGAGATGGGTTAAAACAAAACAATTAGGCCTAATAAAATCTTATCCAAAGAAGATAGGTGTAGATGTGGCTGGTATGGGTATTGACAGCACAGTCATATGTGAGAGAATGGGTAATTTTGTCTTACCATTTGAAGTATATCAATCAGCAGGCAAAGCAGAGCAGATGAAGATTGCAGGTATAGTTAAAAATAAATTAACAGGAATCTCTGCATCAAAAAATCAAGCATTCATAGACACAATAGGAGAGGGTGCTGGCGTTTATTCAAGTTTAGTACAAAGTGGGCTTAAAAACAGGGCTTTTTCCGTCAAGGGGTCTGAATCTGCTGGCGGATTACATGATATAACTGGTATTTATGAATTTGTAAATATGAGGACTTATCTTGCATGGGCACTACGTGACTGGTTGAATCCAATTAATGGGTTTGATGCTTGCCTGCCGCCAGATACAGGTAGGCTTGAGCATGAATTAACACATATAAAATACTATATTTTAAATTCAGGAAAGATTAAATTAGAGGAGGGATATGAGATAAAGAAAGTATTAGGATATTCTCCTGATGAGTTTGATGCATTAAAATCCACTTTTGCTCCACATGGAGAGGTAAAAAGAATGAATATGGGGAAATTAATTGGTAGATTGCGATAATAAAAAATAATAACAAGGATAAAATAACAATTAAAATAAAAAAAAATATGAATAATTTAGAAATCCTTAAAAGTGGAGATATAAAAGCTATTATTAATCTATTTACAGAAGAAGATAGAATAGTAAGTCATGAAGAATGTGCAAGCCAGTATGATGTTAATCAACATCGTATTTTTGATAAAAATTTTAGGCCTGATAAAATAATATATAAAGATGTTATTGTTAATGGAGAAATACAGTTAGATGAGAACGGTAATGCAAAAACTGTACAAGATATAGTACCAGTAACACGTATAGGAGAACCATTTCAAGCATATATAGTAGAACAGAGAGTAGGGTTTATGACTTCAAATCCTATAAATTATAATCTACTGGCCACAGATGAGGATGGCAATAAATTGATAGAAAGGGTAAAATATATATTAGATAAAAACAACATTAATCTTAGTAATAAGGATGTATTGAGAAGACAGATGTCGGAGATGGAATGTGCGAGATTTTGGTATTTTGTACCAGAGAAAGAAGGTGCAGACACAAAACTAACCTTAAAATGTAAAATACTTTCTCCTGCATTGGGTGATACGCTTATGGTCTTAAGAGATAATTATAATAATTGGATAGCATTTGCGAGAAAATATAAGATAAAAGAAGACAATAAGGAGATAGAGTGTTGCGATGTGCATACATCTGAAAATTCAAGATATTATATAAATAAAAATAACGAATGGCAGCTTAATGATATTTTTGATTCAAAGGGCAATAAAATTACCAATCCTATCCCAAATCCTGTTGGGAAAATCATGGTTACGTTATTTTCACAAGACTTACCAGAATGGTATCCAGTAGAATCAATGACTGAAAGGCATGAGGTATGTGTATCTAATCACGGTGATATGAATGATTATTTTGGGTCGCCTATACTGGCTGTTTCTGGAACTGTTACGGGTTTTTTAGCAAAAGGTACTCAAGGTCAAATTTTAACGTTAGAACAAGAAGCAAGGGCTAATTATCTACAATTAACCACACCACCTGAAAGTATATTAAAAGAACAAGATCGACTTCGTGAGTTAATATTTGCTTTAAGTAACACAGCTGATATTTCTTTTGATAAGGTAAAGGGGATTGGTAATCTTTCAGCAATAGCATTAAACCTTTTATTTATTTCATCTACTATGGCGGCTAAAGTGAAAGAGGAAAAATTTGCATTATCCCTTCAAAAGGAAATAAGTCTTATTATGAATGCAGTAGTTAAAGTTATAGATACGTCACTTTATAAAGGGCTTTTATCTGTTACCTGTAATCCTGAAATAAAAGTATATGCACCTAAAGATGATATTGAGTTTAATAAAATGTTAGGCTTAGCAGTACAAGATGGTATTATGAGTCAGGAACAGGCTGTTGAGCTTAATGACCTTGTAATAAACAAGCAAGAAGAAATAGCGCTTTTAAAAACATCAAATATTATTAATAACAAACTTGTTACAAATGATGATACAGAAGTATTTACAAGTAGTATGACAAAATAAGTATAATAATATTATAAAAAAATAATAAAAATATAACAATATTCAAATATTATTATTATATTTGTATATATAAATAAAAACGGGTGGTGGAGGAGTGGTTATCCTCGCCTGTTTTGGACACAGGAGAACGCAAGTTCGAATCTTGCTCACCCGACTAAATTAAAATATCATGTTAGAAATTAAAGGAGAATACGGGAAGGATTGTAAGATATTTATTGACGAGGTGGAAACTTCTGCAATGAGTACTATTTATAGCATATTGAATCACCCTGTTTCAGATGGTAAAAAAGTTAGGATAATGCCCGATGTTCACGATGGAGTGGATATTGTAATTGGTTTTACTATGCCACTTGGCGATATGGTTAATCCTAATCATATTGGGGTTGATATTGGTTGTGGCGTACTTACCGCTGAATTACACGAATTAAAATATTCTCTGAAAGAGATTAACGAAAGAATACATAATGTTATACCAATGGGATTTGCTCATAGACAAGAAGCTAAGATAATTGGTAGTTTACCAAATGGGTTAGAACAGATATGTAAGAAACTTGAATTGGATTATGGAGGTGTTGTAAAGCAAATCGGTACTCTTGGGGGTGGAAACCATTATATCGAAATAGGAGAAAGCAATGGCAAGTATTTTCTTTCTATACATTCAGGTTCAAGAAACTTTGGGTTACAGGTTTGTAAGTATCACGCAAAACAGGCTCAAAATCATCAAAGAGGATATTCCTATTTGACTGGGAATAATATGACCGAATACATATCAGATATGAAAATTGCACAAGAATTTGCACTACTTAATAGACAGACTATATTGCATGACATATTAGATGCTATTGGGCATAATACAAAGGTGTTATCCTTTGATACTATTCACAACTATATTGATATGCAAAGAATGATTATAAGAAAGGGTGCTATTTCTGCCGAACTTGGAAAAAAAGTTGCTATTCCAATGAATATGAGAGATGGAGTGCTAATAGGCATTGGCAAAGGAAATGCAGACTGGAATTATTCTGCACCTCATGGAGCAGGTCGTATTATGTCAAGAAGTGAAGCTAAAAAAAATGTAAATATAGATGAATTTAAAAATACTATGAATAATATTTATTCTACTTCTATAAATGAAAAAACCTTAGATGAAAGTCCATTCGCTTATAAGGATATGAATATAATATTAGATTGTATAAAAGATACAGTTGATGTAATAGATATTATCAAACCAATTTTAAACATTAAAGCATAAAACAATGAAGATACTTTTTTTAACATACGATGTTACCGAAGCAATAAGTTATTATAGAGTAGCAGGAGTAACAGAACATTTAAGTAAGATAACTAATCACGACATTACTCTTATGCAATGGTCGGATATGGGAGCATCTACTTGGGCTAAGTTACTCAATAACGGCTATGATATTATTTTCTTTTCACGACCATTCACAAAAGATGTAAAGGAGTTTCTTTTTTATGCTAAGCTCTGCGGTAAGAGGATTTGGATAGACCATGATGATAATCTATTATCTGTTAATCCTGAAAACAAATATTACACTACCTATATGAAAGAAGAAGTGAAGCAGACTATATGTGATATAGTTTCTATTGCGGATGTAGTTAGTGTAACAACAGACTTTTTAAGAGATGTATATTTAAAATACAATAAAAACATATGGGTTATACCTAATGCCTTTAATGATATAATTTTAAAAAGGACTAAACCGAGAGAGAGGTCAAAAACAATTTTCTGGAGGGGTTCGGATTCTCATATTTTTAATTTATGGTCATATGGAAAAGAAATAATTAGTACAATAGATGAATTTAATGATTGGAAATTCACCTTTATGGGATACTATCCATGGTTTATACCTAAAGGTTGGGGGTATATTGAGTCTACTGATATAATGCTTTATTTTCATACACTTAAAGTAATAGCTCCATCTGTTTTTCATTCACCAATAAATAATGACAATTTCAATAATTGTCGTTCTGCAATTTCAGTAATCGAAGCTGCGTATTGTGGTGCTGCATCAATAGTCCCATCTTTTTGGACATACAAGGGGCAATCTCCTATTCCCGGCACAATTACCTATAATGATAATAAGAGTTATTATGAGGCCTTAAAAGCATGTTGTAGTGGAGATGTTGATTTTGAGAAGCAGTCAGAAATAACATGGGAATATGTTCGTGATATGTGGTCTTTATCAAATATAAATAAAATTAGAGTAGAATTAATTAAAACTTTAGAATAATGGAAAGAAAATGCGAATATTGTAAATACAATACAGAATTATGTATAGGCATAAGCAAATGTAAATCATGTCGGATATATAAAAACTTTGAGCTAAAAGAAGAGTTAGACAATGTATTTATACAAAAAGCGGAAGTTGCTGGAAATTTTATTGTATTAACTCTATTACATCCAATAACTAAAAAATTTCTTTTTTATGTACATATATCACGTACTGAAATAGAAAAATGTAAGATTGGTCAAATTGTAAAACTTTCATATTTATTAACATGCAATGTATAGTATTAAATTATAATAGGCTTACACTTTTACAAAACACTTGCGAATGGTGTTCATCACATGGACTTGAGGTAACTATAATTGATAATAATTCTGATTATGAGCCATTATTGGAATGGTATAAGAAGTGCCCATATAAAGTTTTGCTAATGGATAAAAACTATGGGCATCGTGTTATTTGGGAACAATGGTTATTCAAGAAATTAGGTATATCGTCAGATGATTTATTTATCTTGACCGACCCTGATTTAGATTTTTCTTCCGTTCCTGATGATTTTCTTGAAGTAATGCAAGAAGGTTTGCGTAAATATCCGAAATCTCAGAAGGTTGGTCTTTCGCTGATGATTGATGATTTACCAGATACAGAATTAGGGAAACAAGTTTACAAACACGAAATCAGGTTTTGGCAGTCGCCCCTTGATGAGGTTTACTACGATGCAGAGATAGACACTACCTTTGCTATGTGCAGGGTTCAAAACTACTCAACCTACAATTGTCTGCGTATCGCTCCACCCTATTCAGTAAGACATCTTGCTTGGTACTATGATGATATTGAAAAGTTACCGATTGACGAGCAAAATTATATTAAGACGGCAAATTCAAGTTTTTCGTGGAAAGAAAAGATTGTAAAATAGTAGGAAAATCCAAATATTATTATTTTTTTTGTTGAAAGAATTAGAATATGAAAGAAATACAATTAAGTCAAGGAAGAAATTGCGGAAACAAGGGCAAATATGTTGCCTTAGTAGATGATGAAGATTTTGAAAATATAAATAAGCATAAATGGAATGTTATGAAACGTGGCAAAACTTTATATACACAGAGACATATCACGGTTGATGGCAAAAGAACCACGATAGGTATACACAATGCGGTTCTAAATGGGAAATGGATTGACCATATCGACCACGATGGATTGAATAACACCCGCTCTAATTTAAGGTTATGCACAAGAAGCGAGAACAATATGAACCAACGAAAGAAGAATAATTGCACTTCAATCTATAAGGGTGTGTATTTTAGTAAGAACGAGAAAAAATGGAAGTCGACTATAGCAATTAACGGTAAGAACGTACATTTGGGATATTTTGTTTCTGAAACTGAAGCAGCCAAAGCCTATAACGCTAAAGCGATTGAGTTATTCTGCGAGTTTGCAAATCTAAATATTATACCAAATGAATAATTTTATTGTTTCTACATATTTAACCAGTGCGATAGACCCGCAGCGAGAACAAACGAAAGAGATTGATGATGCCAAAT